ACCTCCCCCCGCCCGCCCCCCCCCCCACCCCCCCCCCGCGCCCCCCCCCCCCCCCCCCTTACTCGACTCTATATTCAAGGTAACTGTATTAAGTAAAAAAAAACAAACCCAGTTTGTTAATTAAATCTGTTTATAATTTTTTTTATGAGAATAACGAAATATGCAAAAAATAGATTATACTGCAAAAAACGAGAATAACCGATATTTGAAATGGCTGCTCATAAAGGAAATTTATACGCCTTAGGGAATAACGGAGGGAGACCCCCGTTCTTTGCTACCCCCGAAGAATTAGAGCAGAAAATCATTGATTATTACGATTGGATTGAACAATATAACGAGGGTAAAGTTACGGGGCTTCGTGTGCCAACTATCACAGGATTAACGCTTTATCTTGGTTTTTGCGACCGACAAGCACTTGATGAATACGCAAAACGGGAAGAAGAGTTTTCCTTCATCGTTAAAAAGGCAAAAGAATCCATCGCTGAATATCATGAATGCAGGTTATCCGGTACAACCCCCACCGGTTCGATCTTTTGGTTAAAGAATTTCGGCTGGAAGGATACCCAGCAAATTGATCATACGAACAATGGTAATAGCTTTAATTCTCTCAGTGATGCTGAACTTGTCAACAGACTTAGTCGCGTCCTTGAGCCCCGAAAAGAAGGCTGAGTTACTCCAGTTGATGGAGGTAGCTCAGTATCGGTGGACCATACAGGCCCGCCCCGCCCAGCTTGCCCCCGAGGGTGACTGGACAACGTGGTTGATTAAAGCAGGTAGAGGATTCGGGAAGACCCGAGCAGGAGCGGAGATTGTTAGGCAATGGAAGGACCAGATGCCTATTTTTCATTTTATAGGGGCTACGGCTGGCGATGCACGTGATATCATGATTGAAGGTCCGGCGGGTATCCTTGCCTGCTCGCCCCCCTGGGACATGCCGAAGTACGAACCCAGCAAGCGTAAAGTCACATGGAAGAACGGGGCGCGAGCCCTGATATTCACAGCCGATGAGCCCGACAGGCTTCGTGGGCCTCAGTGTCATGCCGCCTGGTGTGACGAGATCGCCGCCTGGCGATATGCCGAGGAGTCGTGGGATAACATGATGATGGGTCTGAGGTTAGGGACTCACCCCCGTGTTATTGCCACGACTACCCCCCGGCCTACAAAAATGATACGGGCACTGATAAAGGATCCTTCCGTGTTTGTTACCTCGGGTACAACGTACGAGAACCGTGCTAATCTCGCCCCGTCGTTCTTTGAAACTATCATACGCAAGTACGAGGGCACACGCCTGGGACGTCAGGAACTCAATGCCGAGATGCTTGAGGATATTGAGGGCGCACTGTGGTCGCTGGCGATGATCGACCAGGCACGCGTCAAGGTAGCCCCTGAACTGGTACGCATGGCAATAGCCATTGATCCGGCAGTGACATCAACAAAAGAATCTGATGAGACGGGTATAATTGTTGGTGGTAAATCCAGTGATGATCATTTTTATATCCTTGAAGATTTAAGTGGAATATATACTCCTCAAAATTGGGCTTCTCTTGCCTTATCTGCTTATGATAAATGGAAGGCCGACAGAATAATAGCCGAAGTGAATAATGGAGGTGATCTGGTCGAAACTGTTATACGAAATATTAATAAGAATGTCAGTTATGAAAAAGTTAATGCTTCGCGCGGTAAAATAAGAAGGGCTGAACCGATTGAGGCTCTTTATGAACAGGGGCGTGTTCATCATGTTGGCTCTTTCCCAAAGCTTGAGGATCAGATGACAACATATACAGGCGATCCAAGAGAACCATCACCAGATAGAATGGATGCCTTGGTATGGCTTTGCACATTTTTAATGGAAATAAAACCATCGACAAATGTCTGGTATTGAATTGAAAATATGCCATAAATGCGGGGAATACAAACCCCTTGATTCATTTGGTATAGACAGGAATAAAAAGGATGGATTATGTGTTTGGTGTAAAGAATGCACAAAAGAATACAGACTAAAAAATTCAGAAAAAATTAGAAGATATCGTCAAGAAAATAAAATTAAAAATACTGAGTATCAAAGAAATTATTACAAGGAACATCAAAAAAGGATAAGAGAACAAATAAAAGTCCGCAGGAAAACCAAATGGATAAATGATCCAAATTATAGATTGAACATAAGTATTTCCTTTCTCATTTATCGTTCACTAAAACAGAATAAAAATGGCCATCATTGGGAGAAACTTATAGGCTACACTCTTCAGGAATTAAAACAACATCTTGAAAAACAATTCAGTTTAGGAATGACATGGGAAAATTATGGTAAATGGCATATCGATCACCTGATTCCGATTTCATTATTCAATATAACCGGAATTGGTAGTAAAGGATTTAAGAAGGCATGGGCTCTTGAAAATTTACAACCCTTATGGGCAGAAGAGAATATAAAAAAAAGCAATAAAATATTTGTTGTATGAGCATATTTAATTCTAAAAAATATCAGGAGATCATCTCCCAGCAGAAAGCCATGCTTGCAGAGATGGAGTTCAAGGTGACAGAGCAAAACCAGCTCTACCATGCGATATACGAGTTCCTATCCGCAGGGACCGCCCTATCGAAGGATTCCAAGATGAAGGATTACGTCCGGGAGGGATACGAGGGCAACCCGGACCTGTTCTCCATAGTCACTAAGCTGGCCGGCATGTTTGCCGAGGTAATGAGCAAAGTCAAACTGGTGCAGACCAGGGGAGGCAAAGAAGAGGAGATCGAGAATGAAGAGATCGCCAGGATCCTCGACAGGACCAATTATTATCAGAATTTCTACGAGTTCTGCCGACATTGGGAGGTAACCTTCCTGATCACCGGCAACTCCATCACTTATGCACCCAGGCTGACAGCAGGGATGAACCAGGGCAAGCTCACCAACGATGGCATGATCATCATGCCGACACAGAATATAACAATCTTTTCAAAGGGATGGCGACAGCCGATAGGAGAATACACCCTGGATCTTAATGAATTATACAGGATTGATGTCGCTGATATCTGGCATGAACGCTTCGCCCCGACACTTACCTACGACGGAGGCCGGAATTTCATGGGCATGTCGCCGGTGAAGGTTGCCCATGATATCATCAACAGCCAGAATAAGGGATACGAGATCACCTCTAAGATGTATGCCTTCGGACATCCCCCAGGGATCCTCTCCAAAGAATCAGAGGTCGGCGATGAGACAACGGCAGAACAGGAGTCAAAGTTCAGGGAGCGATACAGGACCAAGTACCAGGGAGTGGATAATATGGCGATCCCCATCTTCACCCTGGGCAAGCTGAACTACACGAAGATAGGCTATGACAACCTGAAAGAGCTGGAAATAATCAAAATGAGCGAGCATGGCCGCAGGGTCTTCTGCAATATCCTGCAGGTTCCGGCACAATTATTCAATGATAAGGCCGCCAGCACTTATAACAACATGATCGAGGCATCCAAGACCATCTACACCAACCGGCTGATCCCTGATGTCACGCAGTTCTGCACCGGCTTTAATCAGATCGTCAAGGCATATGGCGACTTCAGAATCAAGCCCGACTTTTCTGATATCGAGGCCCTGCAGGAAGACAAGGCCAAAAAGGCCGAATGGATCAGCAAGATGTTTGCTGACGGAATAATCACCGGCGATGATTACCTGGAATTCATGGGTGAAGAGCGCACCAATCTGCCGGAGATGCAGGTCCGGTATATCAATGCAAACCGCATGCCCCTGGAGGCCAATGAAGGAACAGATATAGCGAGAAACAATAAATTCTACTCAGATCACGGAATAACACACGGAATGTAAAACGAAACGACATGACAGCAAAGAAGGAAAAAAAAGTGTTTACCAGGGACGAGGTCCTCGTTCTCCTGCAGAAGCAGATCTCTGCCTGTGCAGAATCGATCCAGGGCGATAACCTGAGTGAATACAATGCCAGACGAAAGATAAACGAAACAAAGCTGGTGGAGATATGAATCGGCAGAGGTTGTGGAAGGCATTAGACCGGCAGAAGGCCAGTTATCGAAATGGCATGAAGCCATCCTTTATGCGGGCCTTCGACAAACAGATCCAACCCCTCTATGACAAAATCAAAGAGGTATCTGATATCCGGGATCTGATAATACCGCCTCTCAACAACCAGCCGATAAAAGACGCTTATAAAAAGCTATATCTCAGCACCGCCATCCCTTTTGCCAATGCAAAAAGGAAACAATGGAAGAAAAGCCTCACAAAGAGTGAGGACGAAATATTTGATGACCTGATAATGGATAAGATCCTGACATATCTGGAGATTCACGCTGGCGAGACAGTCGTCGCTGCTGGCGATACCTCCATTGTCCTCATCCAGAATCTCCTGAAGAAAATAACGCCGGAGATAGTTGACATGGGCCTGGGAGCCGGCGCAGCACAGACCATGCTCCGGGACATGATCAACAGCGAATGGCATCAGATGAAATACTTCCGTACCGAGCGCATCGTCCGCACCGAGGTCAACAGGGCTGCAAATTGGGGTAGTCTGGAAGGAAGCAAGAGCATCGGGGTGCCGATGGATAAAGCATGGCTGAGCGCATTCGCCGGCAACTCCAGGGATGACCATACAGCCGCCGATGGCCAGAAGGTAGACTTGGAGGAGGCATTCGATGTGGGAGGCGAAATGCTGCAGTACCCTGGCGATCCTGCAGGGAGCGCAGCCAATACCATAAACTGCCTGTGTTCAATGTATGAAGAATTAAAATAACGAATGATGGAACGGATACTATTTAAAAACCTCGAGACTCAGGTCAAGGACCTGGATGAAACCAAAGGCATTGTCACGGTTTACATCAACAGCTTCAACAACCAGGACAGCGACGGGGATATCTCCCTCCCGGGATCCTTTAAAAGGACCTTCAAAAACAACGGACCCACGATCCAGCACTGGCTGAACCATAACCGTGAACAGCTGATCGGGGTACCAATAAAATTGTACGAGGATGACTTCGGAGCCATAGCGGTTTCCCAACTCAACATCAAAAAGCAGCTGGGCAAGGATGTCTTCGAGGATTACAAGCTATTTGCCGAGCATGAAAAATCGCTGCAGCATTCAGTCCGGGTCCAGCCGATCAAATTTGAAGAGGACCGATCCAATGACAAATACAGCCGAAAGGTGGCCGAATGGAAACTGATCATGGAATTCTCAACCCTTTATGGCTGGGGATCCAACCAGCAGACCCCGCTGATTGATATCAAGAGTATGGATGACCTGGAACTGATGATGCGAGAAGGCAACTACAGCGATGAGAAGGCCAGGCTGATTGAAGACACTTATAACAGACTCAAAAGATTACTCGAATCTGAAGACTCGAAGGACACTCGCACAGGCGACCCGTCTACACTCAAGGAGGAGAGACTGATAACCAGATTTTATAACGCTTTAAAAATTTGACAATGACAGAAGAAGAAAAAAAGGTCGAAGCAGAAGCTCAAAAGATCAACCAGGCCATTGAGGACCTTAAAAAGTCCATAAATGAGAAGGCTGACCTTTCGGTTCTCGAGACCAAACTCGCAACGGTCACGTCAAAGCTGGATAAGCTATTCGACAAAGATGGGAAAACAATTGTCCCGGAACATGTTGAAAAGCAGCAGACCCAGCTTGATGAGATCTCAACTCAGCTCAAACAGCTTGGCGAACACCAGGCAGGGAAGGGCAAGAGTGTATCTGAACAGCTCCTGGAGCAATTCAAGAGCGATGACTTTAAGGGCAAGGTGAAAGCCTGGTCCGGAAAGGGCGAAATCGCCGGATTTGAGGTAGGTCGCAAGGCTGCTGATATTGATACGGCAGACATCAATGCAGGGACCATAGAAACTCAGATGGAGATGGGTGTTTCTGCAGCCCCCTGGCGTAATACACCGCTATGGGATAACATCAACAAAGGCATCATTGGTGCCGGAAGGGATAGCGTCTCATGGTGGGAGGAAACAACCAGGGTAGAATCTGCTCAGATGGTTGCTGAAAATGCTGCTCCGGCAGCAGGATCCGCAAAGACCTGGACCAAGACGAGCATGGATATCAAGATGATCAAGGACTTCACCAAGATATCCAAGTCTGGCCTCGAAGATTTCGAGTACCTGACCTCTGAGGTCAATGACCTGATCAGCAACGGCATCCCCCGCTTGAGAGAAGCCCAGCTGTTGAGTGGTACCGGATTGACCGTGTACCTGAAAGGGATCTCCGAGTATGCCAAGACCTTCGCTCTCCCGGCAAACTTCAACAAGGTTCCTACACCGAATGAGGGTGATGTGCTGGCTGCCGCTGCCCTTCAGTGCATGAATGGAAACACTGCCGATGCCAATAAGAGGGGCTATATGCCTAATCTTATTGTGCTTAACCCCGGCAATGTTGTCAACATGCGATTGCTGAAGAGTACGATAGGGAGCTATATTCAGCATCCCCTTATGTCCCCGGATGGAACCGCTTTCCAGGGAGCAAGGATCGTAACCAGCCTGGATCTGAATCCAGGTCAGTTTATTCTCGGAGACTTTTCAAGAGCTAAGGCTTATATGAAAAGGAACATGAGGATCTCATTCCACTATGAAAATGAGGATGATGTTCTCAACGACCTGGTCCTGGTGCTTGCGAGCGAAAGGATTGCCGGTCTGAAGGTGACTATCCATGATGCCTTTGCATTCATCACAGGCACATTTGAAGCTGGCAAGTCGCTGATTGAAGAAATAGTAGGTTAAGAGGAGGCAGATATGAAAAAGTTAATGATTTTACTTGTATGTGCGCTTTTCAGTGCCTACACCTTCGCTCAGACAGCGACAGCAGTCTCTCATGTAATGGGAGCCGGGGTAACTTATTATGAGTACACTCCGACAGCCTCTCAGTATCTCGGCGGAGCCACTGTCAGCACGACAGCGGGATATGACACTCTCTATTTCGAGATCGTGTCGAATAAAAACACACCGACAAACTGTAATGCCCGGGTGGAAGTGACCAGGGCCGGAACGACTGACACCTACGACATTGACCTGCAAGGGAAACTGTTTATCAACGGAACCTATACGGCCATCGTCGAGAGCGCAGCAAACGTAGCAGCAAAAGAGCTGGCGGATACCACAAGACTAAGCCTCGGTAACGCAGCCAAATATTATCGTTACTATCGACTAATTGTGAATGACGATAATGCATGCGCTACCACTGACAGCCTTGTTATCGATAAAGTGATATTCAAACTTTATGAGAAATAACCAGGTCAATCAGGAATGAACAGAGGGAGGTCGGAACTTCCTTCCTCCCTCTATTTTAAACAAAAAAAGACAATGGAAATAGTACAGCTTAAAAACGGGAAAGAGATCCAGGTCCTGCCACAAGAGGTGGCCGTCCTGAGAAAAGCAGGACTCCTCAAAGAGGAGAAGGATCCTGCAGAGACCAAAGAGGAGAAGAAAACCGGAGAGACGAAAGATGAAAAGGCAGCTATGGAAAATATGAAGCCCACTCAGAAACGCCCGGTGAACATCAGTACAAAAAACTTCAGCAAGGGTAAAAAATAATGGACACAAGGATCAACACCGATGTGGTAGAAGAGATACTCGGCTATGACGAGGTGGCCACCTTCATCAAATATGAAGAGGACGACCTCCCCGAAGATACCCTCATCCACAATATGATAACAGCTGTCCGCTCCCACTTCGAGAAGCGGACCGGCTTGTCATTTATTGCAAAGACCTACGAGACATTGTTTAATTACGATGACAAACCCTTCGTCCTGCCACTCTCCCCGGTGATCAGTATCGATAAGGTGGAAATAATCGATTACCAGGGAACGAAGACAGAGCTAATTCTCAACTCCGGGTATAACAAAAAAGGTCTTTACCAGGTCGAGATCCGGCAGGTTTCTATGGGCATGAGCGACACACTTCTGGTCACCTACAAAGCAGGATACGGCGATACCGCAACCGAGGCCCTGCCATTCGACCTGAGAGATGCCATGATGAAACAGATACATCAATGGTATTACAACCGGGACGATTTCTATGAATTTACGATCCTGGGGAGCATCGACAGAGTATTGAATTTACATAAGACCAAAATATTGTGAGGACGACAAAGTACGATCAGAGGATCACCGTTCAGAAACCGACCAAGACAGAAAATGATATCGGTGGCTGGGTCAATAACTATGACTCCCTGGAATGGACCTTCTCCTGTTGGGCTTCCGTCCTCCCCGTGAAGGGATACAAAAAGCTCGAGCATGCAAAGCTGGGCTACGATGTTCAATACGAGGTCGAGATGCGCAGCCGCCAGGTGAATCCTGACGGAGACTGCCGCATAGTTTATAAGGGCGAGAATTACCAGATCAGCTCGATAATGATCGGCGACAAAGTGAACCTTGATATGGGGAGGATAGACTGATGATCACCATGAAAATAGATGACCGGCAATTCCGGCAGCAGATGCACCAGTTCAGTAAGCGCACGGATATGGAATTTAAAAGAGCCTTGCTGAGAGCCATCCTCGACCTTCAAAAGCTGGCAAAGATGAAGGTCCGCAACATGACCAGCGGAGCAAAAGTCAAAAGCGGGTACCTGGTGAATAACATCCGTAAGCTGATCACCGGCAATGGTCTCACCGGGGAAGTGATCAGCGGAGCCGGATACAGCCAGGCATATGAGGAGGGAACCAGACCCCACACCATCCGGGCAAAGGGCAAAAGGGTGCTTGCGGGACCACTGAGGGGCGCACCCCAGGGATGGGACGTGAGCGCAAAGAGTCGTTCAATGGGATATGCTACCTACGGCAAGAAGATACAGCATCCCGGCACGCATCCGCACCCCTACATGTTCCCAGCCTGGAGATATGCTTGCCAGCAGCTTGAAAAATATATAACGGCAATATT